AAAATGTATTCCGTAATATTTTCTTTACTAATTATTCCGACCAAAAACCAAAAGATGAAGATATAACTTCAGAAGATGAGAAAAATTTTGAAGAAAGTTGGAAAGAATCTCTTTACTTTGAAACAACTCCTGATAAAAAAGAATTTGTTAAAGGAGAAGATGGGGTTTCCAGAGAAATTAATACCCATAAAACACGTTTGATACCTGATACTAAAGGGGAATGGGATAATAGGAGAGGAACTTGGGTATACGATTATGTAGATCCACCAACTAGCGAAGAAGTCAAAGAAGTGGGAAGAGGATATTTTAGTGATTGGGAACAAATAATAGATGAAGTTTATTATGGAACAGATCAAGCATTAAATAACGATTTAAAGGAGGATCAATTGAGTATGAGATTGAAAGAGAATCCAACAGGAAAGTTTAAAGAATCATTTAGAAATTACGGAAACATACCTTATATGGATGACTTTCCTTATGATTCACTTGCAGATATGTATAAGGACTTTGGTATGAAGAACGCTAAAGAATTTGAAAAATATATTAGAATGTTAAAAGATAAATTTGGTTTACAACGATATGAAATATATGACTTATGGAACTTAGGGGCAAGGAGATATTTAGATAAGTAAACAAGATTACATAGAACTAAGAGAGAAACTTTTTGAACAAGCTATAGTCAAAGCTCGTACCAACTTCTTTACTTTTGTTAAGATCATGGCTCCGTATTTAATTGCGGATTTTAAAATAGGTAGACATATAGAATTATTATCTAACAAACTACAAAAGGTAGAAGAAGGTGAGATTAAAAGGATCATGGTGTTTCTTCCACCACGGTCTACTAAATCTGTAATTTGTTCAAAGATGTTTCCAGCTTGGTATATGGGAAAACATGCCAATCACGAGATACTTTCTGTTTCTCACTCCGATCAACTTGCTGCTGATTTTGGTAGGGCTGTTCGTGACCTTGTAAATACGGATTTGTATAAAGAGATATTTCCTGCTACAACTTTAAGATCAGATGTTCGCGCTGCCGGTAAATGGCAGACCAATCAGAATGGTGTTTATATAGCGGCTGGTGTTCGTTCACAGATTGCTGGCCGTGGTTGTCACGTAGCACTTCTTGATGATGTTATGTCAGAAGAAGATGCCTTCTCAGAAGCTGGTCGTAGATACATCAAGGAATGGTATCCTGCTGGTTTACGAACACGTTTAATGCCAAATGGTAGTGTTGTAATCATAAACACGAGATATCATGAAGATGATATTTGCGGCTGGCTTCTTTCTATGGAAGCACAAAGAAAAAAAGATTCTATCTTTGATTCGGAAGAAGATGATGTAGAGATTGATAATTGGGAAGTTATAAAAATTCCTGCTTGGCTTGATACTCCTTCATCTGAACTTCTAGGATTACCGGAAGGTACTTCTTATTTTCCAGAGTGGAAACCAGATACTTTATTAAAAAAAGATGAGATTGAAATCCGTTCACAGAACGGTAGTAAGTATTGGCAATCTCTTTACATGCAAGATCCAACTCCAGATGAAGGGGGAATTATAAAGAAGTATTGGTTTCAAGAATGGGAATATCAAGATCCACCGGATTGCGAGTTTATATTACAAACTTATGATACAGCTTTCTCTGTTAAAACATCAGCCGATTATTCAGTAATTCAAACTTGGGGAATATTCCAACATCTTAATGTAGACAGTGGTGGTGGGGAACATTTAGTTTCTCATTTAATTTTACTTTCTAATAAACGTGAAAGATTAGAGTATCCTGAGTTGCGTAGTACTGCACAAGAGATGTATGATATATATGAGCCTGATGTTGTTATAGTAGAGAAAAAAGCATCGGGACAATCTCTAATTCAAGATTTGAGAAGGGCTGGTTTACCTGTTCTTGAATATAATCCTGATAGAGATAAAGTATCCAGAGTTAATGCATCGACTCCTATTCTGGAGTCGGGACGGGTTTGGATACCGAATAAACCTTTTGCAATGGATCTGGTTAATGAAGCAAGTGCTTTCCCTAACGCAACCTACGATGATCAAGTAGATGCAATGGTGATGGCTATTTTATATTTGAAGGAGTCTTGGAAAGTTGATCATCCCCTTGATGCTTTTCTTATTAATGATATTGATGACGAACCTTCACAACAGAAACGGTTAGGGTATTGGAGATTTTAAATTATGTCTGATAAAAAGAAAAAGAAAAAGTCAACTGATGAATATCCTAAAGATTGGGATTTAAAGAATTTAAAACCAGTTCCTATGCCAGAACCAAAAGAAATGACTGGAAAGTTTAAACCAGTTCCTATGCCACAATTAGAATGGGAAGATGAAGATAGTGATAAACTACGATTATATAAAACATTGGATAAAGTTATGTCAGGTAATAAGAAAAAGAAATTTTCTCGTGGCGGTGGTGTAGCTATGAGAGGATTAGGGAACGCAACGTATAGCAAAAAGGATATTTAACTATGGCTAAAAGAAAAAGATACGGTACAGGGTTTGGAACAACATCAACTCCGGGTGATGTATTACGTAGAAAGAATCGAAGATATAATCGTCAGCATAGAAATCCACGGGCTGCTACACAGAGGCTTATGCGTGATGTATTTGGAATAGATGTTGACGATATGACTATGGATGTTGGTGGTGATTTAGATATTATAGAAGAAATACTAGCTGAAATAGCTGCTGAAGAAGAAAAAAATCAAACTTCTGGAAGTGTAAGCCTTCCTCGTACTTCTAGACTAGAGACAGTTGCTAAACTAGCACAAGCTCTTAAAGCTCCTAGACAAATGATGGATATTGAAAAAGAGAGAGTTTCTATGCCACCACGGCAAATGCCTCTAACTTCTGGAAGTGTATCTCGACCAAAAGGTAGAAATCTAATACCATATCCTAAAGGCGCTGATCCTAGAGTAGGAAGCTCTATTGATTCTAGTTCTTTACGTCTAGGACAAGATGAAGTAATACCAGAACTAGCAGCACCATATAGACCACCACCACTACCACCGGAAATACCTCTAACTTCTGGAAGTGTAAGCCGTCCTCGTACTTCTCGTGATGAAAGAGCCGCTCGTATAGCCGCTGAAGACGTTGATCCTAGAACAGAGGTGTTGCGTAAAGCATTGGAAAGTTCTACTGTTCGTAGACCGGGTGCCCCTCCAATAGTAAGAGATGAAGAAGTAGAAGTAAAAAAATCTCCTTTAGATGCTATATTAAGAGACAAGCTAGAAAGATTTCAAAGGCATCCTGCTATAGCACCAGTAGATTCAGAAATGGATGAACCTGTAAGAGGTTACTATGTAGATTCTCAAATGGATGAACCTGTAATGGATGATAGTGTTTCTGTTGAAAGCTTTATGGATGAACCTATTGATGCTTATGATCCAAATACAGTAATGCAACCTGAAGATTTAGACGTTGATTATGGTTTTGATATTGAAGAGGAAAGTATTCCTCCCATGAGTACTGGGACGGAACAAGCTGAACAGATGATAACTATCGATGAAACTACAGATGAAACTATGGAAAGTATTCCGGGTCTTCATCGTAGTCATCAACATGCAGATTCAGGTTCTCGTGTTAGTGTTGATCCTGTTAAAAAAATGGAAGAGTCGTGGTACGATGCTGAAGGAAATAAAACAAATAGATTAGGTGCTACTATCGATAATTTCTTGCGTGGTATCTTTGGCGGAGCAGAACCCGGAGGAGAAACAAGTCCTTGGGGTATTCTTGCTAAACAAGATTTGACAAAATTTAAGGATGAACCTTGGTTAGCTAAAGGCGGTATGGTAAGAAAGAAATATCGTAAAGGCGGTAAGGTTAAATTTAATTCTGGCGGTACTGTAGGTTGGGGTAAAGCTATTAAAGGTCATAATACTAATAGAGACATTTGTAAGAAGTGTCCTATATAAAAAAAATGGGAGAAGGATAAATGCCGACAGTAGGGAAAAAAGAATTTACATATGATGATGCAGGATTGGATGCTGCTGCTAAACGTTCAGAAGAAACTGGAGAACCTGTAGTACATGGTTATAAAGAAGGTGGAGAAACTGAATGGGGTGGAGACGTAGCTCGACAAGTACAAGGGTTTGGAGCTATAGTAAAGAAATGATAGACACACCTTTAGTAAAAGATCATGAGCGTTGTCCTAAGTGTGGGAAAGAAGGTTGTACGTGTGACCCAGAGACTTGTGATTGCAAACCTATAGATAACCCTCAAAGTGACATTCATCAAAAAGAACTAGTACATGATTTTGAAGAATAATGTCTAAAACTCCTAAAGGAGCTATAGGATTATATAATAGAAATATAGATTTCTTTAACCAAAGAAAGAAAACTTCTATTGGTAGAAATCATTCTATGATTGGTACTAGCTCTTTAAATAAACATAAACGTAGAAGTTATAAGAAATATAGAGGACAAGGAAAATAATAATGGCTGTTGAGCGAAATCCTTTCGCAGAACAAGGTAATGTTATTAATATGGATTCTGGTGAAACCATTGAGTATGAGATTGAATCAGATGATCCTTCTTTACAAGTAGAAGAAATACTGGAAGAAGAACCTTATGATCATTATGAAAATATCATTTATTCTTTAGATAAAGACGAACTTTTAGATATCGCTACAAAAGTTATAGATGCTTATGAAGCAGATAAAGAAAGTCGTGCAGATTGGGAAGAAACTTTTGAACGTGGTTTTGATCTTCTTGGTTTAAAACTAGAAGAAGCCTTTGAACCGTTTGAAGGTGCGTGTACGGCTGTCCATCCTCTTATAATTGAATCCTCTGTTAAGTTTCAAGCAAAAGCTATCCAAGAATTATTTCCAGCTAAAGGTCCAGTAAAGGCTCAAGTCGTAGGACACTCTACTCCTGAAAAAGAACAGCAAGCTAATCGTGTTCAAAACTTTATGAACTATCAGCTTACTGATCAAATGCCTGAGTACTTTGATGAACTGGAACGGATGTTATTTCATCTACCTGTTTTTGGATCAGCAATTAAGAAATGTTATTTCGATCCTGCACTTGACCGTCCTGTTTCTGAATTTATTACAATCGATCAATTTGTTGTTTCCAACAATGCTCCTGATTTACGTAAGGCAGAACGATATACACATTTAATTTATCGTTCACCTAATGATCTTAAACGAGATATTGTAAATGGATTTTATGGTCTTCCTGATTATACGGAAGAAGAATTACCTGAACCTATGGAGATTGTTCCAACTAATCTTAGACAAAAGATGGATACAATTTTGGGGATGTCTCCTGATTATACATCTTCCCCTCAATATACTTTATTAGAACATCATTGTTATCTTGAACTAGAAAGTGATGAGGAAGAAGATAGTATTGTAGTTGCTTTACCTTATATTGTAACAGTTGATAAAGATACTAAAACAGTTTTAGCTATTCGTAGAAATTGGAGAGAAGATGATGCAAGAAAAGAAAAACTTACGTGGTTTACTCATTATAAGTTTGTTCCCGGTTTTGGTTTTTACGGATTGGGCTACATTCATTTCTTAGGAAATTTAACAGCTAGTGCTACAGCAGCAATGCGTAACCTTATTGATGCTGGACAATTTTCAAATCTTCCCGGTGGATTTAAAGCTCGTGGTGTACGGGTAGTTGGAGCAAACGATCCAATTGCACCGGGTGAATTTAGAGAAGTGGAAGCAACGGGAGTTGACTTAACTAAAGCTATTGTACCTTTACCATACAAGGAACCGTCTAATACTCTTATGCAAATGTTACAATTTGTTGC